ATTGAGCCGGTGCGGAGCATGTGGGCAAGGATAAGTTTGTTCTGGGTCATTTTAGCCAATCGTCTGGTACTTGTTTGTCTGTGAATGGGAAGCCGTTCTTGACGCACCAATCTGCGTAAGTTGTCTTGCTGCCCTTGGAGATTTTTGTTTTGGAGTTCTGAAATACAAAGCGGATGTCCAAGTCAGGATGTTGCTTCTTGACGAGGATCATCTTTTGTCGGTCTTGTACTGTCAGCCGTCCCTTGAGTTCTAGGATGACTTTGTTTGGAAGAACGATGTCAGGGGTGTAGGTATGCTCAGAAGCGGGCCGAGTGTATCGGAGCTTTATGCTCTCATACTCGTACTCTACACCACGGGCACTCAGGTCCTGGCAGATTTTCTCTTCCAGTCCCGAGCGAACACCGTGTAGAAGCAGCACTTGCTGCTGTGTCATCCCCTTGCGAGTGGGTTTACCCACAGGGGCTTTAGGCATCAGAAGTCTACGTCTTCAGCCTCTTCAGCCGCGTCCGAAAACTTCTCACTTGCAGCAGCCTCAAAGCCGCCTTCCTCAGCACCAAAGGGGGAGGAGTTGAACTCCACAAGGTCAATGACCTGGACAGAGTTGAGGTAGCAAGTCACGCCAGTAGAGCCACCAGCGTTATACGCCTTGGCAGCACCGGCAATCTTCAGGGTAGAGCCACCGCCGACACGCAACTCGCTGATGTCTCGGATGGGGTTGCCCTTGCTGTCAAACAACTTAGGAGCATTCTTGCTCTTGAAGTTGAACACGATAGTGCCGTCATCATTCTTCTTGAACGGCATCTTGGCAGAGGAGAGCTTCTTAGCGCCAAACTCCTCGGTGTAGACCTCCTTCAGGGTCTCCATGAACTTCTCAGCGTCCTTCTCGGACATCGTGAGGCCGGTCTTGTAGACACCCTCTTCGTTGTAACGAGTGTCAGGCCGGGTCAGACTGGGGTAAACGGCTTTGCCTTTCGGCGTAACAAATTTCTGCATACTGCTTGAGTTAACTTTCAGTGGTTCTGGTCGATGTACTCAAAGTAATCGACATCGTTGGGATCAATGACCTCAAAGCCATCAATCGAATTTTCAAGGTCATGGAGGTCATAGCCAGCATCAATAAGCTGCCGAGCGACATCCACAGGGATGGTATGGCCGTAAGCCAGGAGTTCAGTTGCAAGTTGGTGTACGAGGTTCATGACAGTCCTTAGGCAAATGCGTACTGGCTTTCCAGAATGGAGTTGATGTCCAGATTCCCCTTGGCAGGAGGAGCAGTCAGCTTGGACTGTTTCTTCTCGCTCAGGGCAATCAATGCGTTCTCATGGATGTTCTGGAAGGGGTCATGGTTCTCGTACAGAGACACGAACTCTTCCCGAACGATGTTGGCAAACTCAGCCATGTCTGTCGGGAGACAGCCAAAGCTATCGTGAATGAGAAGCATGGAGTTGATCCCCCGCTTCTTGGCTTCGATGGCAACCATCATCAGGTGGCAGGCATCGTAGGAGTGGACAAAGTTGGGAGCGATGGTGCTGCGTTGCTTAGTCCTCTTGAGTTTGTCGGTGTACCCCAGCAGCAGGGTCTGCTGTTGGCGCTTGCCTTTGATGACGATGTTCACACGCTTGAGGATAGGTTCGTAGTAGCCATTGACCACGGGGAACCCCACAGGAGTTGTCCAGACCACAGGCTTGTTCTCTGAGCCAAGCAGAGACGAGGTAGCCTGGAGCCAGTCCATACCTTCCACAGCAGCCTTCACGGTCTTCCGCAGGGCCACATCCAACTTCTTAGCCATGAAGCCAGAAGCCTTCTTCGGCTCAGTGAAAGGGTGAGACTCACGCTGACCAAGAGTGACCTCCTTCTGGTAGGCGTTCATGAAGTCCTCCATCAACTGGTCACGCCAGCCAAACTGCTTGCTTCCGTAACAAAGTGTCATAGTGGCTCTCTTCGTGACCTTCCGGTCGATCTTGTGAGCCAGCCATTCCTGAGCCAGCGGATCACTGCTGTCTTCCAGCACCAACTGGTTCACGATCTGGGCGACTTCCTTGTAGACATCCTGAGGAATGTCAGAAGGAGTCAGGTTCACGTAGGAACCGCCTGCACTATCCCGCAACATGGCACTATAGTGCTGGAGACCGGAGCAGGACCCGTCGATTGCCACAGGAAGATGACACACATAACTGTCACCCTGCTCCTCATACCTCCGAAGCTCATTGCAAGCAGCCAAGAAGCAGAACGGAGAGTCAGCAGCAGTCCACCACAGGTCAGCCCAAGGGTCCTTGGCCGTCTCAATGAGCAAAGACCAATGGTCATCCACCCACATGAGACGATCCACGAAAGGAGCCTTGCTGACCTTGCCGAAGTCACCACAGTTAGCCGTGTGAATCTTCAGGTAGGCCAGTCCAGCCTTGTCCAGAGGTTTTCCCTCGGAGAACAGCCAGAGGCTTTTCACATAGTCTGAACGCTGGTGGTTCAGATGGGGCTTGGCATAGACCCTGCCACGGAAGTCCATGGTGGCCGGAAGGTAGACCTCGGGGTACTTGGCGTACTCCGAAGCCTCGTTCAGGTCAGTCAGGAACCCCGCTTGCTGAGACCGAATTTGAGACCTCAGGCGGCCTTTTGGGGGCAGCTTAGAGGGTGGGATACTCCCGATGGTCAATCCCTCCTTGTAGGCCCGTTTAACGGCCTCCAAAGCCCATTCATTGATGCGAAGTGGGACGGACTGGATGATGTCTGCCGCTTGCACGAAAGCAGCACCTCGGGACGCAGCGTCTCGGATCATTTTCTGCTGATCCTTGTTGCTGGTCTTGACCATCTGGACGGTCTTAGCGATGGCAGGGTCAAGGTAAGACCCCTCCAGCACGGAGTTAGGCTTGCTGACCATGGGCCGATAGATCGGGGCCATGTACCGCTGCCAGGACTCAAGCTGGTGCATCTGGGCTACAGCTTCATCCGTGAACTGGATCGTGGAGTAACTGTGGGTGTCCTCTTGTGGCATGACCACAAACAGACCTGACTCCATGACACAGGACAGCACTTGCAGCCCAAGAGTCACCTCTTGCTGCACTTCAGGATTGGCGTCTTTCAACTGTGCGTAAACGAGTCTCCCAATATCACGGGCAACATCCACCTCAGGCTTGCCATCAATCGCCTTGTAGAAGGCAGTCTGAAGCCCAATGAAGGCGCAGTTATCTGTGCCGACCTCAGCCAAGACATCTCTCCAGAGCATCTTAGGCCCTCGGTGAGACTCCGTAGCCGCCTTGTGGACAGCATCAGCAACCACAGGGAAAGCAGCCTTGAACAAGGGCCACTCGTTGCTTGCGAACGCTTGATGAGACCGCTTGTATGCGGCTTCTTTGTCATATCGTTTTGCACCATCAAGGTGCATCAACTGCTCAATCAACAGTTGGTCATTCCGTGCTTCCATACGGGCCTCCGGCGGTTCGTTCAATGGTGAGCGGGTTTTGTGGATAGGTTTCATCTTGTGAAACCGCTTATGCCACCCCCCCCCCTAAGGGGAG